GCAGAAAAATTGATCACTGTCTTATCTGGGCCCAGCAGCTCTTTATACCATTTGGGGTGAAAGTGAGAATAAGTCATAGATTCACCCGCTCGAGGCTTAGCATTTAACACTGATGCCATGTAAACCAGATCAGGCATATCTGAGCCACACCCGCTAGGATTCAAATTGCAGTCTTTGGGGCAAGTGTCAAAAACAGACTGATCGCCCGCCCTATATGTAGCCGCGCAGCCTCGAGTCTTTGCGGCTCGGCTTATTTCAATTGTCTTTAACATTGTGCCAATTCTCCGTCCGTAATTCTCCGCCCGTACTGGTCGAGCTGCGGGTAAACTTTACGCTGAATCAAGTGCACAATATCTGCAGTCTCGTGTTTGTCGGGCATGTCGTAAACGTCAAGCTGCCAATATCGCCCTGAATATTCCATAATGACGCCCGCTTCATCACCGTGGATCGGATGTTCATAAAACTTGCGGCCTGATACTTTAAAAAGGGGCTTAAAGTCGGTTATTTTGTGCATTTTTGAATCTCCATTAATTGCACTGTTTCGATGAATATGAGATTAAACTCATATGCGGCTTTATGTCAAAAATAAAAAAGCCCGCCAATATAAGCGGGCTTTTCTCAATGTTTAGGCTGCTGCTGTTAAGCTGCTAAGCTGGCCCGACTCACGCTGGCCCAATTGGCGGGGCTCATATTTAAAACATCCCCGCCCAGCCGTTGCCAATCGTCAACATGATCAGCGTCCGCGTTATTCGCACAAGCTGTTACCGCGTTCATAAGTGTAGCGCGACTAATCGGCTGGCCCTGCTCATAGCCTGACTGTCCGATCGTGCTCAAAAGCCCGTCAAAAATCGTGCTAGTTTGTTTTTTAGGAATTGCAAGCACTTTGCCCAATTGCTCAACCGCGCCTTGCGTATAAGTCCCTTCTATCACGTCACCTGCTGCGGCCTTCATCTGCTCCAGTACAGCGTCGAAAGATTCACGGCTGGCATAGTTGCGGGTGATGTCCCGCAGCTTCAATCCCAGTGCTGCATTATCTGCATTTTTTGCTTCATCAGATAGAATGCTCCATGTGTCATCATCACCGCGAGCCGACGTAATGTGCGAGCTGCGCGATCTGTTTTGTGTTTGCATTCCGTTCAAGCAGGCCAGTGTCCAGTTAATTTGAAAGACTTGAATTGAGCCCTGCCCGACTTCAGAGTTGCTGATACCAATTCCAAGTGCCATTACGTCCCCAACATTTGCACCTTCACCCAGAATGGTCTCAGACTTGAATCGGGCATAAAGCCTTTTTTCTGTAATGTCTGCGTTTTGGATTTTCCACTGGGCGTCCGATTCCATCAGCTCAGGCAAAACAGTTTCAATGAGGTGCACATTGTCGAAAGTCTTAAACTTGTCAGAAACAAAAGCCCGGGCGATTCCAAAACGCTCAGAATCCATGTGCGTTCTGATCATGCGGGTAACGGGCTCGTTTTGCCAAATGGCATTTACAAGCCCGTCCCATTGCTCAGGGTAGCTGCCCTGCAGCCGCCTAGCCGTCCGCACGTCTATTCCAGCGCGGGTTGCTATCTGATCAAAAGCAACATCATTCACCTGTAGATGGCGGGTAGGCTCTCCGCCCTGCCCTTCAAGAATAATGCCAGATATGTTTTTATCTTCTGCATATTCTGCAGTTTTATAAAAAGCCTGATCGGTTGGTACTAAAAAGTCCTGAGACCTAGCCGCCTGATCCTGCACTTTCCGCATAAGAGCCTGTAATGTGTGAAATTCATTTTCAATAGTATGTGTCATATTTAATCTCCATTCATGACAGTTGAACTGTAATGGTTATAAGCTTTCTCTTATATAGTGTCAAACAGAACTTTTAAAAAATACCCCGCCAAAATATGACGGGGGTTCTTTTAGAGTTTAGGCCACCTAAGCTTTTTTCTTTTGTAGGGTTTTGGGGGTTCTTTGCCCTGCGGATAAAACAGCCAATGATATATTTTAATTAGGAACATGCAGCAGCCTCCAGCTCGACCTCTTCGTTGTACTCTTCATCATCATGCTGGCGGGCTTCTTTTGTCACGATAAAGCCCTCACGATTCACATAATGACGGGGATCTGTAAATGTCCACATAATCCCCTCTTCAGTGTCGGTAATAATGACGGCCCAAATATGTTTAAGAACACTCTCTCTCCATTCGGTTGTCATGTCTGAGATAAACACGTTTTGCATGTCTGCTATTTTGGCAAAAGCTGAACCAAGTGACAGAAAAAAATCCCCGTGGGCGTCCCTTATTTCTTCATAAGGAAATTCTTCAACTTCAGTGATTTTGACGTTTTTATCTGGTTGCACTGAAAAATCAAGCTGATCAAATTCTTTCCAATCCAATTCATCAGAATTTAAATTAGCAATGTCAAACGCTGCCTCTTTATTTTCCGCATATACTATTGCTTCGCATCCAATGATTTTATGCGCTGTTACTTTGAAACTTTTCATGTCAGTGCCCACCTTTCCCGCAGCTCATAAATTGCGCGACATACTTTTTTCATACGTTCGATTTTATCAAATTCTGCGTCATCACTTATGTGCGGCAATATATCTGGAATATGATTCGGATCGTCTGGAGTGTTACGAATTTTTGTTGGGGATAAAATACCGATGCCAGAATGTTCCCCTTCACCAGTTACATTTTCATCACAAACTCGAAAAATCTGTTCTAAATCTTTTATAGCTTTCAGAACATTACAAAGCCTCATTTCATCTGAGGCTACCAAAACTGTTTTATTCATCCCAATGCCCCTTCTTTCAAAAAACGCCAAATGTAGCCGTCCTCGTTTTTGAAATACGATTCGATTTGTGGCAGCATATCGGAACTGTGATATTTATTAGGCAAATCTGCCGCACGACAGCCAGTAATTTTCGCCACTTTTGTGCGATATTTACGCAGCAGGTGATAGTGATTCCTGACTGCCTCATCATTGCCCCAAAAATCCACACTGTTTAACGCAATCCAAATCATGCAGATTTCAGCATCCTTTTCATTTTGGGGATCAAAAGCTTTAAGATCTTTCGCCATTTTCTTTCTCCTCTTCATCTTTCACCTCTAAAACATTTTCCAGAGTCCAATCGTGTCCTTCATCAACTTGAACCCACTCATCTGTGTCGTCTGTTTCATCCGCTATCTTCCAAGCTGTGTCCTCATCAGGTGCTTCGACGATTAGTTCATAGCTCACATCCATCGTGGCGGTTACTTTAAATTTCGGCATGGTGATTCTCCTCTTCATATTCTTCTTTTTTCATCACATCGACTTCAGCTTCACATTTGTGACACCAAAATTCTATTTCATCAGGCAACCAATACTTTTGTCTGTTGTGGAAAGTTTGATTGCTATGCCACTCATCACTGCCACAACTGGCACAAACATGAGGTGTTTTTTCAAAGCTAAACATTACAGCAAGCCTGCAAACATAGAGGTCATAAAATCATCCTTCTTTGTAATGACACCATCTGAATATTCATAGATGCCATGCAGCTCCATGCCCTCACGTTTCTTTTTACAAACGTGAATCATGTCACCATCTTTTAAACTGTCTGGAAATACGGAAAGGGTATGGGCTAAAGCGGGCCCGATGTCAGAAATTTTATTTGCTTTGGAATAAATAGAAAAGCCGCTGCTACGCTGCTTTGGGGTTGCATACCAATAAGTCATGCTCATCTCCTTTAGTTTCTGTTGACGACTAAAGGATAAGTCTTATACAGCAAATGTCAAGTCTAAAAATTCTTGCCAGTTCACCGGATTAGAAAATTTAAACTGGGGCTCTAACAA